GTGCTGTGTACAACAGCACTACTTGAATCGGCTCTCAGAGTCCGCGAGTAAGTAGTTTTTTGGCGGTACTACCTCATCTGGCTTAGTCAGTGTCTGGCTGCCAGTCCCCTGTTTCTTTGTTGCAGACAACTGCAACCCCTTTACCAGTTGCTGAAACTGGTCAGGGGACATAGTACCAGCAAGCGGTACTAGTGATTTCATGGAGTCAACAGACAGTGCCAGACCTTGTAGGACTGCCTTACGGAGGGTAGCCACTTCCTCACTAGGAGGAGTGGAGAGCGGTGTACCTTCTGGTACTCTCTCCTCGACTTCGTCCAGTGAGTCCGCCCACTCAATAGACTCCATAGCCGCTACGAACTCTTCTGGGGTCGCTTCTGCCGACAACCCTAGTAGGGTTGTCAAGACTAGCCACTGTTCGGCAGTAAACTCCACCATTGTTTTTTCTTCTAGTCCACTTGGGACTTGTGAAAGTGCTAGGCCGACATCCATTGTACCCATCACTGGGTAGTCCGTAAGTGCCATGTGTATGATTGGTCTAGACCATGTCTTAGACATGTCTGGCAGACTATATGGCTCGTCCCCAATAAAGACAGATACCCCAGTCTTTTCGTGTCTAGTGAAATCTTTTTCATTCTCGAATGCAGCGAGAAGGTATAGCCCTTCTCTTCCTTTCGAGTCTACCTTTACTGCCGAGTCCACTACTGTACCCACTCTTGCAGTAGGTAGGAAATTGTGTTCAATAGGTACTGGTACTTTGACGCCAGACAACAACATGTCTTTGATGTCGCTAGACCACTGATTAATCTGGTCAGGCGACACACTAAAATCTATGCTACCCTTCTTGAACTTACCGCTGTAGATGACCTGATACCATCTAGTCATCGGTACAGTGCCTGCACTACTGCCGTCAGTGTCTACAGTTCCAACGTGCATGTGTACTCGCCCTGTATGGAGTCCGAGCTATTACTGCCTCAACAACAACCCATTTGGCTATACAGTGGCCGCAGTGGACTGTTGCGTATCAGAGACTCAGCATGTGTGGTTAGCGGAGTCACTGCTAACCCGGACTAGTGTGTGAGACAGGACTTGAACCTGTAGCTGAGTTCTACTCGCCAGCTTCTAAGACTGGTGCGTCTGCCGTTCCGCCACTCACACAAGTAGTGCCTACTTGTCCTGCGAAGGATACCAACTAGTATGGTACGCATACAGGACCGGTCTGTACTAGAGACAAGGCGACAACCCTTGTCTGGCACTAGAGCAGTATACCGCAACTCCCCAAACTATAGTGCCCCAAAATTAACGCCAAACCCAGCGTCTGGGTTTGCATTCTTAGGTGTTCTTGTTTGCTTGACTTGCTCAAACTCTGGCACTAGTAGGCATCGACAATTCCACCCATTCGGGGGATACCACCTTTGCCAGATTGGGTCATCTTTCTTCCTAGCGACACCATCCATAGCTAGGTGATCTTCTCTTACCCTATCATCTGTAATACAATAGTAGGTGTACCCCCACAATATCTCTTGAATTTCTGGTGACTGCTCAGCAATATACTTACCAGCATTATACGCGTGACTTGATGCAGTCCTAGCTAGTGACTCGAAAAGATGTGGACCACTAGAGGTTAGTCCTAGAGTTGTGTACGCATTCTCAAGGTACTTGGCTGAGTCTACTACATGTAGTCCCCCTGAGACGGTTGCATTTTGCACAGCAAGTAGTTTCTTCTGTACTTCGAAAGACACTTTACTTGATAGCTCTAGTGCAGTACCTCTATACTTTGATCGCAACTCTTGCTCTGAAAGTCTCCACTTCTTACTAGACACTTTAATTGCGTCCGCAATACTGCTGAGAGACAGTCCCGTCTTCTCAGTGATACCTGCCAGCTTGGCTACCCTATTTACAGCGGAGACATGTGAGTACACCATATTCTCTAGTGTAGCTTCAAATAGAGCCTTCTCCCAGTCTCTTCGGAGAGAGCCTGTACGCTCTAACTCTCGCTGGTTGTCTGCTAAAAACCCTAGACTACTACGTAGGATTCTGCCTACAAGTATATCAGACTCTCTAGCGAGTGAGGCTACTACTTTCCGCACTTGCGATCCTTTTGAAAAAAGGAGCAGTTCAGAGGTAGACTCTCACACTCTTCAAAGAGTGTGAGGTCAAGGAACTCTACTTGCAACCATAGCCACAGTACGCCACTGAAAAACTCTACCTTTGCCCCCACCACGTATCCGCACTGTACTGCGATTACCCCGGCTTCCAGTACAATACTATTTACGGACTCTGCGTACTCATTTAGTATAGTAGGTGTAGCTATCTCCCCTCTTAAGGAGATAGTACCCTCTTCCACACATCTATACCACCTAGTTAAGGGCACAACTACTCCGATGCTGTTGGTGCTGTACTGTGTGGGGTCAACCCTATTAGGCTGATGGTTCTACGGCTAAACTCTAGCTCCATTTTTTCAATGTAGTCCGCAAACTGAGACAACCCACTATCTTCACTCTCACCCGTCATACCTCTAGGTGCGATACGCAGTGTATACGCTGCCCTACAGTTGACGTACTCTGTCAATAGGACTGAGCATCCTGGGTAGGGTAGTCCCGGCACTGCATACCGACTCGACAAAATGCAGTCAAGTGTCTGGGAAGCTAGTGCTAGTGCTGATAGCACTCTATTGTCTTGTGCAACTGCGGAATGCTCCCCGTAGTCTACCCATGCGTTAGCGTTCTTTGCACCAAACCTATCTTTGAATGCTTGTAGACTACTATACATGGTCAGGGTCTTTCTTGACTGGTAGGCCCACCATCTCTGCAAGAGACTTAGTGTCTACGTTGTTCAGGACTTCGCTGGCTCTTGTGGCTGGATCGTTAATCAGTGAGGTGTAGAGGGCAGCAATCCTGTTCTTATCTGCTGTCGAGATACTTCCAAGTGATATGCCGCATCGTGATGCGACCTCTTCACCCCAGTTCGCTGCTACCACTTTCCGTAGGACGTATTTAACGAACTGCTCTACCATAGAGTCTAGTCGTTTAGATGCCCCTGTAGACGCAAATTCAATGTGGTTCCCGCTATCTGCCCTACTCCCATGCTCAGCTTCAAACACTGCTCTCTCAGGTAGTTCTCCTGCACGAGCCATTTGCACTTCGTGTGACCTGAGCGTGTCCCCAAATGCTACTTGATAGGTAGGGTAGCTAGAGAGTAGTTGTATGTCCCATTTGCCGTTAGACGATATGCCATCTAGTGCAGTTGTACTACTATTGTCCTCAGTAGTAATGAACCCATTGGCTACGATAGTCTGGCCAAGGGTTGCCGCTACTTGACTATTTGGCGTCAGTGACCCGTTCAACATAGTTGAACCACTAGGGTACTTTATCCACCAAACAGCACCAGAGATTTTCCGCTCGTACCTCTCAGCGGAAGACATTGTAGCATTCCACCGATCGAAAGGCTTTTTCATCTTCCGAAGGATGCCTCTCCCGTACCAATTAGTACCACGAACATTGATGTTAGTGACTAGTGAGTCCTCTACATCTACAGGGGTATTGAAGTTTTTAAGGCCAGCGAACGACCCATCCGCCTCTACACTAATAGTGGTCTTCTCTTGTAGTAGTGCTTTAAGCTTTGAGACGTACTTCTTGCCACTACTATCTGTTTCCCACTCTTTAGCAAATGGCTGCCAGCCATAGTCCCAAGTGCCGTATGCGGAGTCAGTGACGAACTGACTCCGTAGAGTCATAACTCTATCTGTGACAAACGCAGTCATCCCATCCGGAGCTACTCCATTAAATGTGAATGTCCACGGGGTAGATAGGATCGGGGCGACTGACAGTAGTCGCACTAGTGCTATTGTTGGGTGATCCAACATGTCTTCAAATTGACGCTCAATAGATGTTGCCTTGTTATCTTTAGGCAACTCTCCCGAGTCCATGCGTACTGTAATTGTTTGCGGAACTGTGTCTGGCATGCTCAACCCCCCTCAACACTTGTTACACTCATGCTTGGTACTACTGCTACTGTACCTTCTCTGACCTCAAAATCGAGCGGGTATAGCTTACAGGCAACGTATCCTAGTGCGTCGGTAATATGCCCAGTATCCCACTTGTCATCAAACTCTTTTGTCCCAGACTTATACCCTCTACCCTGCAAGTCACGTACTAGGTTGACGCAAGAAGGAGATATGGTCAATCTATTTACACCTTTTGCATTACATAGCAGTGCGTTCGTCAACGCTACTCTACTGTGGACCGATGGGTTAGAGTCTGTATATAGCACCTTTTTAGGGGTGTGCTGAGAGAACCTCTCATCTGAGAGTATTTGCAGGTAGTCAGACATGTCTGCCGAAGTCTTACGTGCTTTACTGGTAGCATCCCCGGTGAATACAAACCCTCCAGTGTGGTGCCCCCACTTCTCCCACAGTGTATCTAGTGTTCTTCTTGTATTGGTGTTGTGTATAAACAGCTCACCAACAACCTTTAAGTCTTTACCGTCTTTCTGGCACACTACCCATGCCATTGGATCGACGTTAAAGTCACTACCCACAATGAGTGGTAGCTTGGGGTTGTACTCTACTAGGGAGACATTACCAGCTTCTGAGAATGCATAGAACACGTTCCCACTGCCCTCAGACCACTGACCGTCGAGTAGCTCTTGCTTAGTCTTTGCATCCATTGCACCGCTTAAGCGGTCTACGGAGTCCTCTCCAATAATACCACTACTAGACCACGTGTACAGCTCCCAGCCATCCCTACCCTCTTTGCCAAATGTGCAATACTTCTTGTACTCTATTGCATTAGTCCCCCAAGACTTTGGTACACCTAGTATCCAGAAGTAAGGGTTACGGTGGGTAGTAGCTGGCAGTATGCTGTCTGTGATTACATCAGGGGGTAGGTCGGATGCCTCATCAATCATCACACCATCATACTGACTGCCCTCATATCGCTGAGCTTGGTCGAGTCCGGCGATATATAGTGTGGAGTTGAATACAGTCTCAATCGTCAAATCTGTATCTGATATCTTCTTGACCCACTCAGCAGGGATGTGGTCCTTAAACCACTTCCAAGCTAGTCTTTTAGCTTGGTTGAAAGTAGGCAGGGCATACATGTATAGGGCATGTTCCCGGTGTGGAATAGCTGGGTAGACTCGCGGTAGTAGTGATAGTAGTTTACGCTTTGCACATTCACTTTTACCGCTACCCCGACCTGCACATAGCACCGCCTGCCTGCCTGCACTAGACCATAGCTTAGACTGTACAGGGTGGTATCTAAGCTTGTGTAGTGTCATTGATGTTAAGCCTCTTAGCTGCCTTGCGGAGTAGTATCACCATTAACTCTCGTCCACCAAAGCCGATTAGGAAGGCTATAGCCTTCCCATCTAGTGGGATGTTTGCTCTTACACAAAACAACAATACACTCTCAGTCAAATAGACTGCTGAGAGTGTGCCAATCATTAGTGCTGTTGACGCTGACAGCGTAGTAATTGGGTCTTTGCGTCTAACCAGTAGACCAACAGCAGCACCGGCAGAAGCTGTAGTTGCTAGTTCTGAGGCATCCATACCTAGTACCTAAAGGTGCGTGTGGCGAACTACTCCGTATCGACAGCAATCGTAATAGTCTTATCTACCATACCGAACAGCCCCTCTACGTGAACCCTTAGCTGCCACTTCTCAGACCACTTATGATAGCCTACTGCGAAGGATTGCACCTCTACCCACACTGGTCGAAGTAGTGGGCGTCCATTTGACGCCCGTAATCCCTTGGGGAGAATGTATACCCTGTACCCGTCAACATCGGTAGACGATAGGCTTGACGATAGTAATAGGTCTTGTGGCTTACCCTCATACTTAATTGAGTACCCCTTGTACTCAACTGTATACCCATCGATCAGCTTTCCAACTAGGACTGGTAGCCCTATAGTCACAGACCCTAATCCATACTCTGTGTATTGCGTATGGATTAGAACTACCCCCTTGGCTGTACCAAGACCACCTCGGTACTGTGCAGAAAACTCTCCGTACTTTAGAGAGAGTATGTCAACAAGTGTTTTGAGTGCCACCACGATTGTCTGTCCCCTCAACTCTACCGATACTACTCTGCGTGTGACTGGAGCTTAGCCCTCAACTCTACCGCCCCTTGTTGTGCTGACTGTACTTGCATGAGAACTTTACTGATTTGCATAAAGTTTTCTACGTAAGTCAAGTTACCGCCAGAGTCAACACTGTGGCCGACGTGATCTACCCTGTAGCCGCTAGTCACTGCTGTGTTCTGTGACTCCATGTATTCAATCAATGCGTTGACTACAGCTTTCAACGCCCATGACAGTACCCACGACAGTAGGCTTGACCCGATCAGACCTAGCTTGACCGCCTCTTCCCGGTACTCCTGTTCCATGACTTTACGACTACGTCTCTGGTCCTTGATTGCCACTCCAGCCTTAACTGTGTTGAGTAGCTCTAGTGCTTTTGGTGCCAGAGCTTTTAGATACCTTTGGTTGAGTGCCACTTTCTACCCCTTGTTGATTGGTACTTGAAAACCCTCAGTGGGATTCGAACCCACTACAAGCCGTCCTTGAGGGTTGCCACTACTACTTGCGTCCACTTCTTTTAACTCTGTATGCAGTGTTAGTGCGATACTGCGGAGTCTGTTGCTGCACTGTGTACCGACCTTGCTGCGGGGTAGTGGTACACTTCCCATCTACACAAGTGGTAGTCACTACCCAAGGAGTTGCCGATACTCCTTGGGCTAGTACCGGGAGTGTATCGACTGTCTTGACCCCTCCCTCAACTTGTGTGGAGCAGTTGCAGTCAGGGCAGCCACACTCGCACACTGTAGTAAACTCTGTGCCATCAGACCGTACCCGTTTACCATCTCGGGAGCGGATATCCTCTGAGAGCTTCTCAACACTGGCAGTCAGATCATCAATGCGACGGTTGGTAGCTGTACTAGTGTCAGTGATCTGACTGCTAATGCGTTCGAACAGTCCACTACTACTGACGACACTTGTTGATAGTGCGTCCAGCTTCTCGTTAGTGGTACTGATTTCACCTGACAGCCGGTCGAATAGTCCACTACTGCTGACGACACTTGTTGATAGTGCGTCCAGCTTCTCGTTAGTCGACTTGACTTCCCCCGCCAGCCGGTCATCGCGGTCGAACAACCCAAAGGCTTTCGGTTGCTGTTCGGCTTGCGATGGTGGGTTGACGCACAAACTAGCCCATAGGGCTAGGATAGTAATTGTGGCCAGTCCCGACACTGTTCGTTTCACTTGAGTCGACATCTTCACTTCTCCTATTGGTGTTGTTGTGGCAGCAACTCTACGCAGAGTTGCTAGATTTAGACAGTCCTCTTGATCCGATCAAAGATCGTTCTTGAGAATTCAACATACCGGGGGACTGGCTCGGCTAGATCACTGTAGAGGATTGCTACTGCGTTCCTCAGCTTAAGCCAATCACTAAAGGGTTG